CAAAATATAATTGCACTATGCTGAACAGCATAGAAAGATCGTAATAGTTGGGGCGGCGCTGGGGATTTCCCTGGCGCCGCCCCATTTTTTTTTACACACACACATTAGAGCGAAGGCGCAGGGCGCAGACCGGTTGGCCGGCCACCTCGATCGGGGGCGCAGGGCGCCGAGATCCGGAAAGGTTAACAAACACACCCTAAATGTTAACCAGCTAGCGGGGGCGCAGACATGCGGAGCCCGAACCTTGGTGCAGGGGCGCAGAAACTAGGGCGCAGGGGCGCAGACATTTGAGTAATGATTAAGCAAGCGGGGGCGCAGGGCCGTGAACACGGCACCAACGTCCCCGAAAACCTGCCCAACCCCGCATCGCAGACCCTTTTCCATGAGGCATGGGCCTTGATCCCCGTCAAACAGATGTATTGTACGGGGTCCATGGGCCTTGACCAAGAAGAAACACGCACCCCCACGGGACCAATACTGCATATTCCACGCAACTTGATGGGATCGGAGGCCGACTGCGTTAGACTTAGCTACCTTCAATTCAATCCAGAAGGGTAATCCGTCCCAGACTACATGTACATCGGGAACTCCCCCGCCATGTACGTTCTCAATCCGTGTCGCTGATGACTTTGGCGGCAAGTTCTGCCTTATCGTGTTCCAAAAGTTCGCCTCTGGTCCCTTCGACATCCGTTACATCCTTGAACTCAGCATCTATCACAAACGCCTGTGGAAATTTCTTCTGGAGATCGGACAGACGCCCGACTATTTCATCGCGGGACATGGTGTCGATTGTGTGGGTCTGTTCCCGCCTGTCTACAGTCAGACCCCCAAGTGCTGATCGTATCTTTTCAGCATTGATAGCGGCAGAGAATTGACCTGCCTCTTCAGCCCCCTCGGATAGCTGGTGTAGGCGTTGCAGTTGTCCGATGGTTGACACCCCGTAGCGGCGTTCTCTTTCATCGCGCATCTCTTGTACATATTCTAGCACATGGGGATAGTCGCGCCCGTTCAGCAGTTTTGATGCCGACACGTTTGCCACATCCTTAGAGTAGCCTGCTTTCCGAGCGGCCTCAGCATTGGAATAGATGCCTTCCACAATGTGCCGTGCAAAGGTCATCTGGCGGGGCGTCAGCGTTCTGGAGTGTGCTTTCTCGATCTTCTTTTTCAGCGATGCCATAGCAAAATCCTCAGTGTTTACAGGCATTATAGGTGTCGCTGCGCGATGCATCAAGTTTACATATAGGGTTTTCTCCAGAGGAATTGAGACGGGTTGGACCCAAAAATCTAGGAGAGGGCAGTACGAGGTAACTGGGTAATTGGTGACAGTGGGTACACCTTGGGTACACCTGTCATTAGTATGGTGTACCCAAGGTAAAAACTGTTAACCCATTGTCTGGGCGTAATAAAATCGTGTATCATTGTGGGGTGGGTACAGTGGGTACACCAAATCCCAATAGTTTTCAGTTCAAAAAGTTTCAAAATCTCCAGCAACTCCCTATAGTGTCATCCCAAGAAACATTTTGACATCGGGCCGTGGTGCGTTTAACTTGATTCGTGAGGCATGATGCTTCGACTAGTAGTAGAGAGGAAGATAGAAGATGAAACTCCAAGATATTTTTAACAAGGCATCTGAGCATTTGTCCGCGATGTCTGGTCCGTGTCTGCGGAACCGTTCTTGTGTTTATCGTGATGGTAAGGGCGGCATGTGTGCTGTCGGTGTGTTTATCACTGATGAGCATTACACTTCAGCGATTGAGAGCATTGGCATTGCTGATGGCAACCGTGGTGATTTGGTTCGTGACGTTGTTGCGCGGTCCTTGGGTTTGAAAGCATTGACTGGCAAGCAAGTGTCTTTGTTTTCTGCTTTACAGGATATCCATGACGAGTGGGATTGTGATGTTCGTTATGGTGTGGAAGACGATACGTTACTTGAGGTCAATCACTCTGAGGTTATGCAGAGGAATTTAGAGAACGTCCGCAACCGTTTTGATTTGGAGTGCTTGTCATGAATTTGGAATTGAAATCTATTAAGTACACTGAGTGGATGTCTGAGGAGACATTATGCTTTACTGCCAATCTTTGGGTAGATGGCAAGGTCTTTGCTGAGGTTAGCAATCAGGGTCATGGCGGTTGCACTGACGTTCACATGCATGACAAGTCTGAGTTTGGGAAGGCTGGCAAGCGGACTTCTTTTTACCGTGTATTAAAAGAGGTTCAGGCTCATTGTGAGGCGATGCCTAATCTTGAGCCGTGTGCTTTGTTTGCTGATGGTTTGCCCATGGATTTGGAGTTGTGGTGCAACATGGAGGTTGAGGCATTTTTGGCGCGGCGTGATATGAAGCGCAAGTTGAAGTCTCATGTTTTGTTTCAGATTGATGGTAAGGACGGCATTTACCAGACCAAGTACCATCCTCGTAAGACTGACGGTTCGTGGACTGTGTTTGGTTCTGAGAAGCGGCGCATATTAAATGACATGTCCGAGGTTGATGCTCTTGCAATATGGAAAGCGAACTGATGCCCTCGCTTTGGTTCACACCTACGGATCCTCGCAATACTGCGGGGGTTCGTGCTTTGTTGGTTGCTGTATACGAGCGGTGGATTAATGAGAATGGCTACGCTGATTATGTTGGCGATGCCATGGATTTGGCTTTGGAAGATTCGGCCACCCTGCTTATTCATCAACGCAATTTCTTGAATGCATACATTAAATTATGGGAGGCTATGGAAGATGGCGATTATTAGATCTGAGCAATACGTTGAGTTGTACTCTGAATTAGCAGAGTTGATGTTGGAAGCGAACAACGTTGATTTGCCGTCTGAGATTTTGTTGGTGACTGAGGCGAACGGCGATGTGCGTTACACTGACGCCGCGCAAGATCGGTTCAACGATTACTGTGATGAGGTTGAGGCTGTTTTGTCGAAGAACAACATTGTTGGTGAGCAATTTTTATCCGACAACAATTTAAATCGTAGGCCTTCGCTTAACATTCGGCTATTGGTAAAGTCTGCAATTTCGGCTGTTGAGTACAACGTTTTACAGGTGGCGATTGATCACATGATTGAGCATCAGGAGGGCCTTCAGTCGGATGATGTACCATGGCGAAATCATGTGACTGAATGCGAGAGATTGGAAGCCGCCAAGAAATTGAAGGCGTTGTTTTCATGAGTGCGTATTACAATGAGATTGATCCGTTTGCCGCTGATTGGCTCCGCAACTTAATTGGTGCGGGGTTAATTGCGGATGGAGTAGTTGATACTAGGAGCATCAGTGATGTCAGACCAGAGGAACTTTTTGAATTTACTCAGTGCCACTTCTTCGCAGGGATTGGCGTCTGGAGCCACGCACTCAGGGGTGCGGGATGGGACGATGATCGACCTGTCTGGACGGGATCCTGTCCGTGCCAGCCTTTCAGCGGGGCAGGCAAGAGAGAGGGGATTGCTGACAAGCGGCACTTATTCCCAGACTGGTTCCACCTCATCCGCGAGTGCCGCCCTTCAACGATCTTTGGAGAACAGGTTGCGAGTAAAGACGGCCTTGGTTGGCTCGACCTTGTACAAGCTGACATGGAAGGAGAGGGCTACGCCTTTGCACCGTTCGATCTCTGTGCTGCGGGGTTCGGTGCGCCGCACATCAGGCAACGTTTATGGTTCGTGGCCCACTCCGACCACGCGGGATCACAAGGGCGGATATCAGGGTGGCCGCATTCGGAACGGCAAGATCAGCACGGACACATTGGATGTGACGGCACAGTTGGCGGGATGGACAACACCATCGGCATCGGACGGGACGCGGGGCGGCACGGGAATTACGGCGGGGATGTCCGGATCAAGTTTGACGCAACTGTCGAAGATGGTGGTTCGCGGATGGCCGACCCCGAATGCAACCAACAATGGTCGGGGCGAGGAACCGGACGCGAAGGTTCGTCGGGGGATGAATGCGGGGTTGAACCCAGCGGACGCGGCGAGGCTAGCGGGATGGGATCATTACGGGGCGAGGTTAACGGCATCTGGGGAGATGTTGATTGGCTCTTCTGCAAAGATGCCAAGTGGAGGCCAGTTGAACCCAGCACTTTCCCGCTGGCTAATGGGATTACCGGCCGCGTGGGACGATGCCGCGCCTACGGGAACGCGATTGTCTCGGAAGTCGCGCAAGGATTAATCAGTAGTTTTATAGAAGGAGAGAGAGAATGACTGACGAGTATGAATGGCGTGACTACAGAAAACGCATGAACATTTTAAACAACGCGGCGTATGCCGCTGTTGGGGTGTGTCCACATAAGTATCCGCACCCTACCTTTAAGGCCTTGGTTAAGATTGCTCA